TATGGCAACATCACTCTCATTAGAAAACGATCCCAGCCTCGCGCAAGGGTATCTCAAGGTCAATGGATCAACTGCCGCTACGCTGACTACGAGTGGCATTACTGGAAATCTGACTGGTAACGCAGATACCGCAACGAAGCTATCTACTACGACTGGTTCTGCTCCTGCCTACGCTTGCCGTGCATGGGTGAACTTTGACGGAACACGGGATACTACTGGGGCTACAAGCACGGCAAATACGAATCGCCTTATTCGCGCAAGCGGAAATGTGACAAGTGTTCTTCGTAATTCCACTGGAAGTTATACAATTACATTTACAACTGCAATGAGTGATGCTAATTTTAGTTTTTCTTTTTCTGGAAAAAGACAAGATACTGCTGGAACATTGTTTTCAACAACAGCTACACAAACAACATCAACCCTTAATATTAATTCATGGGATGCTAGTTTTTTGACAGGAATGGATTATCAAGTTATTTGCGTTCAAGTCTTCGGAAACTAATTATTATGCCAACAACAATCACATCCGCAGGAATTACTTTTAACGATGCAACTTCGCTGACGAGTGCGAATATCGGAACCGCACAACTTGTCAATGGTTCTGTCATCGCATCCAAACTTGGCACTAACGAGCAGAAGCAGATTTGCAAAGCATGGGTGAATTTTGATGGGACTACACTCGGAGGTGGAAATGCGGCTTCTGGGTTTAGTATTACAGTAAATTCTGGTTCCAACACAGGAACATGGTCTCAAAGTAGTAGTAGCTGGACATCAAATTATATTGGACAGATTTTTTATATTACCTCAATCGGGGGAGTGTCTGGAGCAACTCTTGGAGGAGTAAATGTTTCAACATCAGGAATTCAAATTATTTCTGTATCTGGAACATCTGCCACATTTAGATTGCTCGGCGGCAATGCAACATCTTCACAAACAATTGCTGGAAATGGAACTTCTAGTGGATTTACTTATATTACCTACGGCATCCGCTCCAGCTACAATGTCTCCAGCGTTACGAAGAATGGAACTGGTGATTATACTGTGAATTTTGCAACGCCAATGACTGATGCGAATTATGCAAGCCTTATTACAAGCACATATGGTTCATCTAATAATTTAATTGCGCCTAAAACAGGTAGTGGAATAAGAGTTTCTACTTATGTTACTACAAGTGGCGGTAACCAAGATCAAACGCAAGTATCAGTAGCAATCTTCGGAAACTAATTTTATGTTTATCACTTACCCACAACCAAACGGACAAGTAGCAGTAGTCATCCCAACTGGAGATGTTAATGACGCAATCAAAGATGTTCCAGAAGGCGTAGAATACAAGATTGTTGAGTCAGTTGACATTGATAGCGACTACTTCAACGCATACGAGTTTGACGCTGAACTTGGAGCAAAGGTAAACATTGAAAAAGCGAAAGTTATTCATCTTGATAAGTTCCGTTCTGCTCGCAAGCCTAAACTTGACAAACTCGACATTGAGTTTATGAAGGCAGTTGAGGCTAACGACGAAGAGAAGAAAGCTGAAATCGTTGCTGCTAAACAAGCACTCCGCGATGTTACTTTGACTCCGCTTCCAGATGATCTTGCTGACATCAAAGCTACTTGGCCTGACATTCTGAACTAATTAAAATTATGATATAATGCCATTACTTCCACAATTCGGAGATTCCAAGAACAATCTCATAGCAAAGATCGCTATTAATACTGGGCCTAATCCTCCCTTGCGTGGAGATGGTATGTGGAATCTTCTTTATAAGGTTTGCCAGAATACATACGAGAGCGCAATAAACGGAAGCATTGGCGATGTTAGAATTTATTCCGATCTGCCAATTGAGATTAACAACCCTCCGATTAAATCTATTTATCTTGTTAGGGAAGCCAGTGGAATTCCTTTGATTAATTCCCGTGAAGCTGGTTTATACATTAGGGTAACAAGTAACGGAGACATTTCAGACTGGATAAAAGCGTAATTAAATGAATATTGAACCACCAACTTACCCGCACCATACTGGAATCATGGGTTCCGCTACAAGTTTGCTGGCTGTAGTTATTTCTATCTTGCCTCATGTAGAGCAGTGGTTGCGTATTAGCTCACTTGTATTCGGAACAATTGCAGCTATCGTATCAATTATTGTAATGATAGAAAAACGAAACAACGATAAAAAAAACAAATGAAATCACTACTTATTAAAGCCATATCCGCTATTACTGGAGCGTCCAAGTCTGTTATTGAATTCATCATCCCGATCCTTCGGGAATCCGCTACTTCCCTATTGAAAGAACTTCTGCCTATCGCTATGGAAGTCGTGTCTTCATTACTGACCTCAGATAAGAGCGGCGATGAGAAGCGTAAGATTGCTGTAGATAAGATTAAAGATGCCGCTGTTAAAGAGGGTATCAATGTTTCTAATCGAACGGTCAACCTTGCTATCGAGCTTGCTCTTGCCAAGCTGACCGATAAATGAACGAGGAGAAGGCATGGTGGCAGAGCCGGACGATTATTGGAATCGTCGTTATGCTATTAGCTCAATCCCTGAAGTGGTTCAAGGTTGATATTATTAACGAGGAACTGACCGATATTGTAACGATAGCGATGGAAGCTATTGGTGCTGGGCTTGCTGTTTACGGGAGGGTTAAGGCTAGAAAGAATATCAGACGAACAAGACAGGGTGGATTGTTTAACCCTAATGCTGAAGTCAGAAAGGCAAAGCCAGCTAAAAAGTTTCTAGGTATCTTCCTAATCTTTGCCGCAACAAGTATGCCTGCCATCCCATATCCAAGCCATGTGTGGTATGAGAACCCGATTAAGGTTACGCCTATCGTGGATGATCGTTCCTTTCTTGTTCGCTTAATTGATAGCATAAAGTTTAAGGCATCAATCTTCCCGCTTAAAGGCGAGATAAGGGGACAGGCTGAATTCTAATGAGGGTTTCTACTACAGAAGAGCGGTTAGAGATGGGTGACTTTATTCTAAAGTCAGAGGCTAGGCGTGACAAGATGGGCAGGCTAAAGGTTTACCCTCTGCCTAAAGCTGACGGAGGTGGGACATTTGAGATCGCTGGAATCAACGACAGGTATCATCCTAAAGCGGCCAACCACATCAAGTCATTATTGGATAACAATAGACACGCTCACGCTGAGAGCTACATCAAGAAGTATCTCGTAGAATATACTGATGTCGTTAAGGCTTGGACAGAGGAGCCTGCTATCGAGGCATTCCTTCGGGATACTGCTTTTAATCGCGGCCCTAAAGGTGCGTTAAGAATCTTGCAGATTGCGCTACAGATCGCCGATGACGGCAAGTTCGGGCCTATTACCAAAGCTACTCTTGCTAAAGCATTGAAGAATATTCCAGACCTTCTTGACAATCTTCGCATTGCTAGGGAGACTTACGAAATTCGCGTTGCCCCTCCAGTTGGCGCAAGAGCTAAGTTCTGGAACGGTCTGAAGAATAGGTGGGACAATGCACTAAAGTTCAGTCAAACACTAATAAACTAAATATATGGAAAAAGATTCACTTAAAAAAGGTTATAAAAACAGAAACAGCGGCAACCAAGATATGGTTAGTTACTTCACGGGGAGTCCGCAAGAGTCTAAGGGCATGTCGGGCGAGTTCGGGGATGACTGGCTAAAGAACCTAGATAATAAACCGAAAGCCAAACCTCAACCGCAATCACAACCGCAAGCCAAACCTCAACCTAAAAAGTCTGAGGCTCCAGCTCAAAAGCCAACCTCTCAAAAAAGTTCTTTGACTGAGGGATATAAAGAAAAAAAAGAGTGGGAAGAAGCATATGATAAAGAATACGGAATATTAAAAGGGAGTGCGTTGGAACTCAAAGGACAAGAGTTGGAAAATTCAAAGGCAATGTTTAAAGAATCGTGGGAAGCAAGAGCAGAAGGAAGGCCGATTCCTGTAAGACCCGGTTCACAGCTAGACAAAGAGGCAAGAGAAGAAGGATTTGGTAAACTTTTTTGGAGGCGTAAAGAACCCGGAGAAAAATCTAGCTATAAAATTGACGACGATCAATCTCCAGAGGCGAGAAAAAGAAGAATGGATGCCCTTAGTGGATCATTGGCAAAACTTGCGCCTGCGAAAAAATAATATAGAATAAAGTGATTAGAAAAGATATTAAACTCTGGACATTAGGAGTTATTGTAATGATTGTTTCGTTACTTTCTTTATACGCAATTGCTAAAATGATTTATGTCTGATATAGAAGCACTGAAGAAACAGAACGAAAAGCTAAAGAGCATCCTTAGACAATGCTTGAGAGCTAGGCAGATCAACCATGTTAGGCAGATTATCAGGGAGGCACTAGGAGATGAGTGAATATACCGATGAAATTTTAAAAAGAGCCGGATTGAAGCCGGGATCAAAATCAACAATTATTGATTCAGAAACCAATAACAAAGGATTATATTGGCCTTCATTAAAAGGAATGAAGCAAATAGAAGAACTTGGCAATCCAGAAATTATGTTTACAGATACTGGTATATATGCTGTAGCTGGAACAGCAAAAAAAGATCAAGATGAAAGGGAAGCTGTTCTTGCGAAACTTGCTGGTGATCCAGAAAAAGTCGCCGACTTAACTAGAGAAGAGAGAAGATTCTTAGAATCCAGAGGGTATGTTCGCGGTGAAGATAAAAGAAGAACTGCTGGTTTAGATAGAATTGCAAGTCAGTTTATGGATGGCAAGGAGCCTTCAGCTTTTTGGACAGGCAAGAAACCGACATACAAAAAAACAAGGTAATGAGCGAGGCAATTAAATCTGCGATGAAAAGACTCGGAGTTTCTGGCGTTAATAAACCAAAGAGGACTCCTAGCCACCCAACCAAGAGCCATGTAGTGCTTGCCAAGGAAGGTTCAAAGGTTAAGACGATTCGCTATGGACAGCAAAATGTTCAAGGTTCTCCAAAAAAAGAAGGAGAATCTGAAGCATACCGAAAGCGCAGGGAGTCATTCAAAGCTCGCCATGCAAAAAACATTGCCAAAGGAAAGATGTCTGCGGCATTTTGGGCGGACAAGTCGAAATGGTGATACATCAATAACTTACGAAGTCGTATAAAAATATCTTTTGACTTCTTAAAACAATCTGAAATTCTATCGTCGTGCGACCCAAACGGATAAGTGTTCGTGTCAAATCGGAAACTTGGAAAGTTGTTTTCAAACGACCAACTGAAGACGATTATATCGGAGTGGAAGAGGATGACATTGGGTTGTGCGTCGAAGAAGAAAAGAAGATACTTGTTGATCCAGACCCTTCTTCCGTCCTATCAACCGCCATCCACGAAGTGCTACATGCTGTTTACCCTCAGTTGAGCGAGGATGCGATTATCGACGGAGAAGATGCCTTGGTTGACTTGCTTCACAAATTCCCACAAGAACTATTACATGATGATACCCAAGCCTAGCAGTTGGTGGACATTCCGTGGAGATCAATCTGGATGCGGAAAAGACCAGCAGGTAGTTATGTCGAGTTCAGGCGAAACAATTTCATGGGGAGAAGGATTCTCATGGATTGGCTCTACTGAATTATTCTTAAAGTTATTCACTCCAACGGAAATAAAACAACACAAGGAGATACAATGAGCCTACGCTACGAACAACAGTATTCGCTATACAAGACTCGTAAATTCCTCCGCGATTTACTCCATCACACTACTAGGCCAAAGACCGTGACTGAGATTTCAGACCGAGCCTATAGTTGCCTGCGTCACTTCCCGCACTTGGACGAGACTGGCAAACCAGTCTTCAGCCAAGACGACTTTGAATGCCCAAAGATACCAAATGAAAGTTAAGACTAGCGAGCGGTTCCAGCCGTTCAACATCACAAAGAAGTGGAAGAAATGGATGGCAGTTAGCTGTTCCCACGGAGATCACATTGACCCAGAGGCTAGGGATGCTGTCCTTGCTTTTAAGGATAGGTTCAAGCCTGATACAACGATTCACCTTGGAGACTTCGTGGATATGGCAGCAGCTCGTTCTGGAGCGATGAATGATCCTAATGCTTCGGACAGGGCGGCATCTGTCGCAGAAGACTTGGCGGCTGGTGTTGACTTCCTTCAAGAGCTTCGTCCCAACCACATCCTTTACGGAAACCACGAAGATCGCTTGTTTCGCCTCGCTAGCTCGCCGAATGCTCTAGCTGCCCATGCATCAACCCTTGTCATCCAAGAGATCGAGAAGACGGCAAAGAACCTCAAGGCGAGGCTGTATCCATACCAGATGCAATGCCATCCTATTATTGGGGGGACAAGATTCATCCACGGGTTCATGTTTAATGTCGCGGCAATCCGAGATCACGCAGAGACATTTGGCTCCTGTGTAATGGGACACATCCATCGAGTAGGCATCGAGCAGGCTAGGACGCTTAACGGAGCTGCCGGATATTCCGTTGGAATGCTTATGCGATTTGATGCAGACTACGCTAAAACTAAAAGACAGACACTTTCTTGGAGCCAAGGGTTTGGCTACGGATATTATTCAGACACACAAATAACAGTAAACCTATGCGAAAGAAAACGAAACAACCCGTGGATGTTGCCAATATAAAGAATGCTTGGCAGGAGTTTTTCAATCAAAACAAAACATACGAAAAGGAAGAATTAAGGGATATGGGGTGGATTGATGTGTATGAAATAGCTGAGAACCTCAAGCTGTCGATAGGTGGAGCGACACATAGAATGAGGAAGTTAAAAGTTGATAAAAAGATATTCTCGGTTGTAAGCGATAATTCAGTCCGTCAAATTATTTTCTACAGGCTAAAATAGAAGAGGAGGGCTTGCGCCCCCCTCTTCACCTATGAACACACATGAAACACCCACGCTGAACGAGGGGTGAGACAACATTAACTAATGCTTTAGCGTAGTCAATTTGTTTTCTGCATACACCGCAACGGCTAGTGCTGACCAAGTGTGAGATTTTAATCCGTAGGTTGG